AAAAAATATTTTTAATAGATGAATTTAGACATAATGAAAATAATTGTAAAAAAATAAAAAATTTTTATTTTTTCTAGGAAAAATTTATCGATTTTTATGTTATAATGATATCAAGGTTTTTTATATCCATTTGAAAGTTATTAAGGCATATGACTAAGATAGAGGTCATGTGCCTTTTTTAATGCTCATTTTTAATCAAGGAAGGTGGTGAAATGCCAAATGAAGTAAAAAAATATGAGTTGGCGGAAAAAGATTATAAGAAAGGCATGAAATATGCAGAAATAGCCACTAAATACGAGGTTAGTTTATCTACTGTAAAGTCATGGAAAAAACGATACTGGTCTGATAATGCAACCATGGTAAAAGCAACTACAAAAAAGTTGCAAAAAAATAAAAAGGTTGCAACTTCTAAAACAATAGATATTTCTCCTAATTTAACAGAAGCTGAACAAGTGTTTTGTGCTTATTATGTGGAAAAGTGGAATGGCACTCAAGCTATATTAAAATCAGGCTTAGCCACTAATAAAAAGAGTGCAGCTAAGAAAGCAAATATACTGCTAAAACGTGATGATATTCGTGCTGAAATAAAACATCTTAAAAATGTAATTTGCGAGGGAATAAAAGTAGACATAAATGATTTGCTAAAATATTGTCTGAAAATTATCGGTGCAGATATCGGCGATTATGTAAAATGGGGACAGCGTGAAGAACAAGTAATAGGACAATTTGGGCCTGTGAAAGTAGATGGAAAACCATTAAAGAAGTTGATAAATTATGTTGATTTGATTGATAGTGATTTAGTAGATACATCAGTAATAAATGAAGTGAAAATGGGTAAAGATGGGCCTTCAATAAAAATGATGGATAAAAAATGGGCATGGGAAATCGTGATGAGGTATTTTGATTTGGTACCTAATTTATATCAGCGTGAAATGGATAAACAACGTCTGGTAATTGAACAAGAAAAATTAAATATAACTAAGATAAAATCTACTCCACCGCAACCGCCAGCAGAACCGCTGATTTTACAACCATTTTATGGCAAACCACCTGATGAAGAAGGTAGTGAGGTGCAAGAAGATGGCGGAAACTAGAGTTTATTTCAATCCAATATTTAAACAAGCAAATGAAACAAGATGTCGATATCGTTGTATGAGAGGTAGTGCTGGTAGTGGTAAAAGTGTAAATATAGCACAAGACTATATCTTAAAATTAATGAACCCTAAATATAAAGGTGCTAACTTATTAGTTATTCGTAAAATAGGGGATTGGAACCGTCAAAGTACATATAGCGAATTAGTATCTGCGATTAATCGTATATGTGGTAGTATGGCGGATTTTTATTGGGATATAGGTAAATCACCATTAGCACTGCGATGTAAAACAACAGGAAATGAAGTATTATTCCGTGGTATGAAAGATGATAAACAACGTGAAGGTGTTAAGTCTGTTACTTTTACACGTGGTAAATTAACTTGGATTTGGGCTGAAGAAGCAACAGAATTAGAAGAAAATGATATAGATATACTAGATGACCGCTTGCGTGGAAAACTGATTAATGAAAATCTATATTATCAAATAACATTATCTTTTAATCCTGTATCTGCAACTCATTGGATAAAAGCAAAATATTTTGATACACCACGAGCATCGATATTTACACATAAATCTACTTATCAAGATAACTTATTTATTGATCCAGCGTATAGCGAACGTATGATGATGAGAAAAGAGCAAGATCCTGAAGGGTATCGTGTATATGGTCTTGGCGAATGGGGCTTACTTGGCGGACAGTTTTTTTCTAATTTCTCGGAAAAACGACATATCGTAAAACCTTTTAAAATACCAGATAATTGGGTGAGATTTAGAAGTATGGACTGGGGAAGTGCAAAGCCTTATGCTGTAGGTTGGTATGCAGTAGATTATGATGGTAATCTTTGGAAATATCGTGAATTATATGGCTATGGTGGTAAAGCAAATGTAGGGACAAAAGAAACAGCTGCACAAGTGGCTCAAAAAATAGTCGATAGAGAATGTGATGAAAAAATAGCTTATGGAGTATTAGATAGTGCATGTTGGGCCAATATAAATACAGGTGTTCCTACTGTAGCTGAAGAAATAAATAAAGTATTAATAAAAAATGGTCATACTACATTTAGAGAATGTGGTAAAGGAAGAATGGCTATGGCGGAAGAAATAAAACTAAGATTAGAAGGATATAAGCGTAAAGACGGGGTACAAATACCAGCTTTACGCTTTTTTAGTACATGTTTTCATAATTTGAGAACATTCCCTTTAGTTACTCATGATAAACGTCAGCCTGAAAAAATCGATACGAATGGTGAAGACCATTGTGTTGATGAAACAGGATATGCCTGTTTATCTAGACCATATAAGCCAACAAGACCTGAAAAAGATGGTTGGAAGTTTAAGAAAAATGATTATGAAAATATAAGCCATGAACCTAGTGCATGGGCTTATTAAAAGGAGAATGTATGGTTTATTTTACAAAAATAAGTTCACCTGCAAATGAAAATATCATTGGTCTTTTAGTTCGTGGACATGCAAATTATGCCAAAAAAGACAAAGAGGATATTGTTTGCAGTGCTGTTTCTGCTATCGCACAAACAGCATTATATGGTTGCAATGAATATAGTAAATGTAATGTAAATAAAATACAAAAAGGATATGTATCTTTTACTTGTGATAAAACAATACAGACAGAAGCAATAATAAAATCTGCTATATTGGGCTTAAAAGCAATAAAAGAAACATATCCAAAATGTTTTAAAGAGGAATAATAAATGTTTGATGAAGTAAATAATGATGTAAGAGCTGCACCAGAAGAAAATAAAATTGGGCTAGGAAAGATAAGAGAATGGTTTCAAGATGCTGTAGATAAATCAAGAGATTGGCGGAAAGAAGCTAAAGAAGATTATAGATTTGTATCTGGTAAGCAATGGAAAAATGCAGATAAAGAACAGCTTGAAAAATTTGGTAGACCTGCAATTACTATTAATAAAATAAAACCACTTATGAATGTATTATCAGGATATCAAAGGCTTAATCGTTATGATATTTCCTTTTTGCCTAGGACAAATGATGATATGGAGCTTTGTAAAGTCCGGGAAGGTGTTACAAAGTATATCTTTGATGATTGTGATTATGAATATCAAGAGTCTCAAGTTTTTATGGATGGTGCTATTGGCGGTATTGGTTGGTTTTGGGTTTATTACAAATTTGATGAAGAAATGGGCGATGGAGAAATAAAAATTGCTCGTGAAAGCCCTTTTAATATGTATATAGATCCAGAAGCAAAAGAAATAGATTATTCTGATGCCAATTATATTATTCGTGCTAAATGGGTTAATAAAGCTGACTTAATAAATGTATATCCAGAAAAAGCAGAAGAAATAAAAAATCAACAGCAAGAATATGACTCTATGGAACCAGTAGATGAACAATATGACCATCTATATTACAAAAGAGATTTACAAAAATTACGTTTAGTTGAATGCTGGTATAAGGTAAAAGTTAAAGAAAAAATTTATATAATGCCTGGTGGACAAATAATTAATGAACAAGATATGCAAAATATATCTGAAGAACAATTAATGCAAATGTATTTGTCAGGGCAAATACCGATAGAACAAACAATTACTGTAGACAAGGTAAGGGTTTGTTCTTTTTTTGGCGGTGTTTTACTAGAAGATATCGAAAGTCCTTATGAACATGGACAAATACCATTTATTCCCTTTGTAGTATTTAAATTTTTTGATGAAGATGAGCCTGCTGGTATTGTCAGAGACTTAAAAGATCCACAGCGAGAAGTTAATAAACGTAGAAGTCAATCACTTCACATATTAAATACTTCTTCATATAATAACTGGATTCGTGAAACAGATGCACAATCTGATGAACAAAAAGCCCATATGAAAAAATTGGCTAGTCTTCCAGGTGGTGTAATAGAAGTTCAGCCAGGGACATTATCTCGTGGAGCTATGCAAAGATTAGAAGCACCACAGCCACCATTATCATTATTTCAAGCAGGACAAGAAGCTGCTGCTGATTTGCCTTCTATTTCTGGTATAAACGAAGCTTTAATGGGTGTAGATATGCCTGCTAATGCAAGTGGTAGAGCAATAGAATTAAAGCAAAAGCAAGCTATAACTCATATTGCACCAATGTTTGATAATCTTCGTAAATGTAAAAAACGTTTAGCATCGTTGTTATGGGGAAAACATGGTCGTAAAGGTTTAGTACAACAATTTTATACAGAAAAAAAGGTTTTTCGTATTGAAGGTGTTGGCGGAAAACCAGATTTTATCACAATAAATCAACAAGTTACACAAATAGGGCCTTTTGGGCAAGCTGTAACAACTACTTTAAATGATATAACTCAAGGTGATTTTGATATCATTGTGGCGGATACACAGGCTAGTGCTTCACAAAGACAAGCACAGATGTATTCACTTATTGACGCTGTAAAAACATTGGGTGTTCCAGGTGATGCTGTATTTGACTTAATCTTAGATTTATCAGATATCCCTAATAAAGAAGATATAAAACAGAGATTACAACAAAGACAGCAAGCACAACAAAAGGCACAAGAAGCTCAAGCTGCTGCTGAACAAGCAAAACAAATCCGTATGAGTAATTCTATTGCTTTTAAAGACGCACCACCTGCTATTCAGCTCGCTATGGCGGCAAAAGCAGGACTTATTGACCAAAAAATTGCTGATGAAGCTATTAAGCAGTTTGTTGCTTATAATTATCCACAATTATTACAACAGCAAGCAAATAAACAACAAGTGAATAATCAGCAAATTACAAATCAAATAATGCAAGCTATAAATCAAGGTATACCGACTAATCAGATTTTATCGCAATTAATTAATTTAGGTATACCAGCACAGACAGCTCAAATATTATTGCAGCAAGTAAAAAATCAGGCAGAAATTAATAGTCAACCAATAAGTCAAAATCAAGCACCACAACAAAATAATAGCAATATGACTTTAGCAGCTTTAAATTCGTTGAGGTCAGGAAATATTCCAGCTATGTAATATGTAAAAGGAGAAAATATTGATGAAATATCGTAGAAGAGTAAATGAAGTAGAAGCTATAAAATTAAGTTTTAACAATGTAGAAGATTTAAAAAATATTCAAGATGTATTAGGCGAACCATTTTTAAATGTAGATTTTTCTGATGTTAAAAATCCAAAACTTCTGGTCGAAGATGTTTATAAAAATAGAAAATTTACAGCTAGATTTAATAAAGATTATCTTGTAAAAAGTATTGATGGAAAAGTATATCCTGTGCCAAATGAAGTGTTTGAAAAAGTCTTTGAGCCTATTTATCAGATTGATTATCAAAATGATGAAGATAAGGAGTAATTTGTAATGGCGGTAAGAAAAATAACAAAAGCAATTAGTAAAGAAGTGGAAGATAAAAATACTCAAGAACAACAATCTATCAGTCAAGCAAAAGAGCAAGCAGATGAAAAAAACGAACCAGTAAGTAAAATAGAAGAACTGCAAAAATCAGTAGAAGATTTATGTGGTAAAATTTTAGATTTTAGTATTGAACGTATGGATAAATTCAATAATAATCCAGGTTATCAATTAACCGAAGAGGAAAGAGAAACTATAAATACTTTTATGAATGTAGCCGAACGTATGGATAATCTATTAAATAAGAAGACTGGCCTGAACTTTGCAGATAAATTACTTAATAAAATTTGAGTTAGGAGATATATTATGGACGTATTAAGAATTTTTAATTTGCAATTATTTGCTGAAGATGATTTTGAAGATAATCAAACTGATTCTGATACTGTAGTTGATGAAACAGTAGATGATGTAGATAATAATGAGAATGATGAAATAAGTATTCCTGAAGAGTTTGAAGGATTGGATCCAGATATTGCTAGAGAATTTACTAATAAATTTAGAGAGCAACAAAAAGCTGAAGATGAAAAACTTGAAAGTAAAAAAGATGAGCAAGAAGAACAGCAATCTAAACAAGATGATGAAGAAAAAATAGAAGATAAACCTACCGAAGGCATTGAAGAGCAGCTTGCTAAATTACGCAAAGAAAATGAGCAATTAAGAAAACAACAAGAGCAAATTCCTAAACAACAGGAATTTAGACCTGCACCTTTTAAACCTATTAAATTAGAGCAAGTTCCAATTGAATTTGCACGTACTGTAATAAGTGAAGCCAAAAAAATAGCTTTAAAATCAGTTAATTTGACAGAAGAACAATTAAATGATTTAGAGTTTGAAGATAATGGTGCTCAAAAGAAAGCGGATTATGAAGCAGCTTTTGAAATTGCTAAAGATAATATTATGAGCAATGTTAATAGTGAATTAGCATTGAGAAATCAAAGAAAAGAAGCATTTATGCAGGCACATAGAGAAAATATGGCGGCATTTAAAGCATTTGAAAATGAACAAAAGAAAGATACACATTTTAAAGAGATACAAGATTTTGCTATAAATGGATATTTTGAAAAGCAATCTGTGGTTAATCAAAATATAATTCGTGATGCTTATGCAAGATTAGAACGAGGAGTAGCTTCACCATCAGACCGATATACTATTGAAGCTTATTTTGAAAATGCTAAACGTGAATATTATAAAGATATAAATGCAAAACAGAAAGAAAAACAAGATAAAGTCGTAAATAAATATAAACAAGCTAAAAAAATGCCACGAGCAGATAAATTATCAGGTGGCGGAGATACTTCAGGCAAAAGTGATGTAGATATTGCTATTGAAATGATGAATAACCGACCATGGGAAAAAATACCAGAAAAGTATCAAAAAATTTTATTAGGTGAATAAATAAAGAAAGAAGGTATTATATATGTGTTTAAGTAATTTTAAATTTAATGAAGACAAATTGAAAAGAGCATTTCCCAAATACTTTAAAAATATGGGTTTTGAAGGACGAGGAATGCAGATATCTTTACCAGCGAATATGGATTTAAGACTATTTGCAGAAACAACTGTTCCTGAAGAACTTGTATTACAAGCATGGGGAAAACAGACGTGGACCACTGCTATGAAAGATTTGTTCTTTGGCAAATTCATGGGTGAAGGTGTTAATAATATTATTCAAATTTTAAATGATTTAAAAAAGGAACCTGGAGATAAAATAACACAATCACTCGTACTTAAATTAAAAGGTGCTGGTGTTACAGGAGATGATATCTTAGAAGGCAATGAAGAAAAAATGGAATATAGAAGCTTTAGCTTTACTATAGACCAGATTAGAAATGCTGTACGCTTAAAAGGTAAATTTGAAGAAAAGAAAAGTAAAGAAAATATGCGTAAAAATGCAAAAGATGGATTATCTATTTGGCTTAGAGAAAGAATCGATGATGATTTATTTAAAGCACTGACAGCTAATCCAACAGTAGATAAAGTTATTTATGGCGGTACTGGTATTTCAGCTGAAGCTAATATTACAAGTACTGCTAAAATGAATACTACTGTTTTAGGTAAAGCAAAACGTTTGGCACAGATGTCTAATCCTAAAATCAGACCTGTTCGTGTTAATGGTGGAGAATATTATGTAATGGTATTGCATCCATATCAAATTCGTGATTTAAAAGAAGATGAAAAATGGATTAATGCACAGCAATATGCTAATATTCGTGGCATGAAAAATCCTATTTTTACAGGTGCTACTGGTTTATATAATGGTGTAGTCGTACATGAAAATGAAAATGTTCCAATTGGTCAAACTGGTGATAGTTCTACATGGGTAGGACATGGATTATTGTTGGGTGCTCAAGCAGGTGTAATGGCAAATGGTATTGATTTATCATGGAAAGAAAAATTATTTGACTATGATAACCAATATGGTGTGGCTATCTCTCGTACTTATGGTGTAGCCAAGTCTGTATTTAAAATTGATGGAAGTACACCTACAGATTTTGCTACAGTAAATATTTTAACTTCATCTGTACCAGATTGATGAGGTATCAAGATGTTAGCTGTAGAAGAATTAATAAAGCGAGTTAGAATTTTAGTACATGATGAGCAAGAAACAGGTTATGACGATATAGCTATACTAAATTGTTTAAATGCTGGTTCTAGATTTTTAAGACGTATGATTTTACAGTTAAAGCCAGAATTGTTGTCTAATGTGACTAAAGGTAATTTAAATACTAATGAAAATATAATTGAGTTGGATTTTATACCTGTAAAAATAGTAGATATTAGAATAAATGGCAAACGTATAATTTATAAAAGCCGTGCAGATATACTAAATATGGATAAGCACGGCTTTCCTTATGCTTATTTCATAACAGGTTTAAAGACTATAAATTTGTATCCTATGCCTGATAAGCCTATTAATTATGAAATTTTAGCTGTAGAAGATATAAAAGAAATGACTTTGTCTGATGATGATAATGGAAAAAGTCCTTTTCCGAATGAATTTGATGATATGCTAATTGAATATGCATTAATTCGATTATCCATGGGAAATGAGTTTGATATGTCTCAAGAAATGTCGGTTATGAGTCAAATAGTAGCACAATTAGAAAATATATTAAGAGAAAGAGATACAGTATATGTTATTTCTGGATATTATGATTCGTTGCCTGATGATTGTGATGTAATAAGGGCGGTATGGTAATGAGATTATCTACAAAACATGCTAATCAACAATCTGTGATGTTGCAAGACTTTACTGGCGGTCTTAATGTATCCTGTACAGAAAATCTAATAGCAGACAATGAATTATCTGAAGTAGTTAATATGGAAATAGACAGTAATTCTAAATTACTTCGCACAGTGCAGGGCACAGATACCTTATATACTACAACTGAATATACATTTAAAAGTGCAGCGTTTGATATTTTGAATTCTGCACTTATTTTATTTACAGAAGATAATAAAATTCTGGCTACAAAAGATTTTTATGAAGTAAAAGAAGTTGGAACTTTAACGGGAACAGGCGAAGTAATAACTGCTATGTGGGAAGATGGTATTTTGATTGCTAGTGGCGGTAAGCTTCAATATGCTAAGGGGACGGAACCCGTAGAAACGATAGACACAAGTCCAGAACATTGTAACGGCGTGTATATTCGTTCTGGTCGTGTTCTTGTTTTTGATAATACAGACCAGGTATTATTTTCTGGTGTTGGCGATGAAACAAACTGGACACAAAATACTAATGATCCATCAGCAAGCTTATTTGCTCAAATTGGTTATAAGGTTGGCGGACATATTATTGGTATGGTTAATATGAGTAAAGACATTTTATTCATAAAATCCAACGGTATGGTATTTAGACTTGAAAACGAATATCCTGATTGGCGAATTAGTGAATTAGGAAGAAATATATTCTGTAAAGGTACTGCCAGTTATTGCAACATAATTAATAACGTTTTAATTATGAGCGATATATCCCTGCAAAGTATTCAAACAACGCAGGAATATGGCGATATGAAACCTACAAATATAGGTTCTAAAGTTGCTAGTAAGATTGCAAACCTACCTAGTAATACAAAGCTTCGCTATGTACCACCATTAAACCAGGTATGGTGTATAGGCGAAAATGGTTATGTACTTGTATTAGATTGTAATACAAGTGCTTTTTTTCAGAGGAAATTCAATAGTGTAATAGTTGATGTATTATCTATAAATAATGATGTATATGTGATAAAAGAAAAAACTGTTTGTAAATTAAATGCAGACAGTTTTTATGATGATAATGAACCACTACGTTTTAAAGTGCAAATGAAAACACATATGGCAAATTATGAGTATTTAGTAAAACGAATAACACTATGTGTAACTTTGTTTAAATATGAACATAGCTATAATAGCCACTTTTTGGTAGGTAATATATGCATGCCGTTGCCTAGAATGTATAGTAGCTATTTATTTGATAATACACGTCCGATTGTAGATAATTACGAACCAATAGAACATTTAAGAGATATCTATGTAGATACATCAGATAAACTAGAAGATAGCTATGAAAGTTTATATGAACTTGAATACGATAAAAAAGATATTCAAACGTTAGAAACTTTAAGACGTACAAGAAGAGTAGTATATAGAACTCCAGAAGTACGAATAAGCGGAGCAGGTATTGGAGAGCCTTTTATTTTAAATTATATTCAAGCTGATGTAGTAGAAGTATAAGGTGGTGAAAAAATGGATACAGATGCTATTGAGATAAAATATGGATTACCAAAGGCATTACCAACAATTCAAAATGGGAAATTGGCACCAGTATTCCCTTTGTATTTCCAATATAGAGGAGATAATGTAATAATTTTTTCAAAAAAATATATGGGAGAAATAGAGCATATTTATGAGCTTTTATATAAAATAGTAACTCACCAAACTATTGATGCAGACAATCCTTTACCGTACGAGTTTAAATTTGAAGAGAATAATTTATATGTAAGAGATAAAACCAACACAAAATGGACATTGATGGGCGATATAACTAAGTTATATTTTGGAGCTAAAGAATATGCTGATGAAACCTTCATTAAATCGTTAAAAGCAGATGATGCAACAATCGTATTTACTAAGGGAGATAATTCCACAGGTAGTTTAATGATAAACAATGTAGCTCATGCGGATACAACCTTAAAAGATAACAAAAATCAGCAAATTGATACTACTTATGTAAAAGGTGTAACAGGCTCTAATGCTGAACTTACTATCACCAAAGGAAATGGTACAACTTCAAAAGTTACTATTAACAATGTAACTCATGCGATTAATTCAGATAATGCTAATTATGCTACAAAAACATTGCAAGATAATTTAGGTCAACAAATACATCAAACTTATATAAAAAAGTTATCAACTTATGGTGGCAACATAACAATGTATAAAGGTGATGGCGGTACTTCTATTGTAAAAATAAATAATGTTGAACTTGCTCAAAGTGCTGTTAAAGCTGCAAAAGATAACTTAGGACAACAAATAGATGTTACTTATGTAAAAGATGTATTAGAAAGTAATGGTATAGTAACTGTAACCAAAGGAAATAAACAAAGTGAAGTATTATGTTTTACTTCTATTACTAATGACATTATTGATGATATTTTAAAATTAAACGAAGATACAACTCTAGAAGAAAAAGAAGCTATTACTGATGAAACAATAATAGATATTTTTCTTAATAAGGGGGAAGGATACTTAACAAAATTTAATTTAAATTCTGCTGTTAATACAGCTACTGTTGAAGATTTATATATAAATAGTGATTTATATCCTGAACCTGATGGAGATGAATGTATTAATGCAAGTGAAATAAACAATATATTAAATACTGGAGGTGTAGCAGCATGAAGTTTTTAGATGCTAACGGATTAGCTTTATTTACAAAAAGGATTTTTAGTAAGTTTGTATCTAATATAACTGGTGCAGACAACAAAATAACCATTACTAAAGGTGATGGAACAACAAATGAAATCAATCTAAACGAAGTTGTTAAAACTGATGTAATAGGTGAAGATCCACCTGATGATGATAATTCAAATAAAATACCTAGTACAAGATGGGTACAAAAATTTGTAGCAACTATGGTTTTTAAGCTGATATCTAAATTAGCAGGAACAGAAGAAACAGGCGTAAGTAGTAGTGGAAGTTTTTTAGGAGTTAATTGGCTTATTGCTCAAAATGGTTATATTTGCTTTGGTAAATTATTTGGCGGTCTAATTCTACAGTGGGGAAGTTGTGGCAATATTGTTTATCATGGCGAAGAGGTAATATCTGTTAATTTTAAATTACCAGTAACACTTACTACTTTTTTTGGTGGGATTACAACTCACAATTATTCTGGTGAAACAACGAATGGTATATATTTAGCTAGGATATCTAAAACTGCTGGTTCTACAAATGTATCTGAATTCGATGTACATTATAAAGATATGCTTACACATTACTATTATGGTCCTATGTTCGTTGTTGTAATAGGAAAATAAATGTTATTTGCCTATTACAAAATAAATAATATCAAAACTATCAGCTGTAGTATTTTTTGTTTGATAATATCCTCTAAAGTTTCCTGCTTCCCATGTGTTTGTTGTTAGATTTGGCATCCAACAAGCATATATTCTATTTACAATAACAGAACCCGCAAAACATCTATTTTTAAATGTTATTGGAAAGGTACATCCAAACGTACTTTTTATTCCATCTGTTATTTCTGTGTAATTTATAGGAACTAATCCCCACTGTTGATGTATCAACCTACAGTGGGGATGTGCATATACTGAATTTAGCGAAGATGGCATAATAACTGTTCATCTTCCTATTAGTGCTAAAACATTAGCTATAACAACAAATATATTAAAAAATTCACCATCTACACCTCAAGCAATTTCAAATGCTTTTATTCTTAATTCTAATATAACTAATGAATTTTCTATTTGTCATAATTTAGGAAATCAAAGATATGCTGTTTTATATGCTACTATTTCACAGCTTTAAACAGTGGGGAGTTACTATTGCACTATCAGAAACATGGAATATAGGTACATTTTCAATATCTTTTACAAAAAGTACTATGTTAGTTGTAGCTATTTGTGGTCGTGGATATAATAAATCACCTCTAAACGTTGAATTTACAGATAAAAATCATGCTGAGTTTAGTATAAATGATGAATATGGAAAGCCATCTATTATATATCTAAGTTTAGGTAAATAATTATTTACTAACCAAAAACCATTTAAAAGTAAACTCATCTCGTGTACTACTTAAACATCTAACAACAAAGGATATACTAGTTGTATTGTTTCCCGAGCATTGTATATTAAAATCTTTAGTATTATTTGCGTTATTACACATAATACTAGGTATTATGAATAATGGTTCTTTTCTAGTACAACTTACAGGTAAATTAATATTTGCATATGTGAAATCTTTAGTAACTGTTATACTATTAGTTCCCCACTGTTTATATGAAACCTATACTACCCCACATATATCCTCCTACAGTGTTTGTATAAAATCTAAAATTAGTTTTATCTGGAGCTACTGTATAAAACATATTAGTATAAATTAAAGTCCCATGTTTATTAACCCATGTTAAATAATTGTTTTTAACAGTTAATGGTAAAGAAATTATATTTTCTACATTTTTTTGATTATCTTCAAGTTTAAAATATCCCCACTGTTTAATGAAAGGTTGATGTATATGTTTAATAAATTACGTAAAAAATTTAAAGGTTGGGCAAACAAACAAATAGAAATTTATGTAAATGAAACTACTACACATAAAAAAATAAACGATTATCAATGGGGAAGTTTAGATATGGTAAATACACACTTGACAAAAAAGGATATCGAAGAATTATCTTATATATGGAGTACAGAGTCTAAAGAAATAATAGATAATATAAATAATCATCCTAATGGCTATATCTATATATCTCAAGAAAATTTAAAGTTATTGTTAAATAAACTATATGATAATACGCAAGATTTATCTGTGTTTACAGCAAATCATTTAGACAGCGATTACCATTAATATTTT